CAGCTTCGTACCCGCCTGTTTGCCTTTTATGGCAACATGGAGGCTGCTGACCGGGCCAGCATCAAAATCATGCAACTTAATCAAGGCGGACTGGTCCGAAAGTACGGCCTGCCTGCCACGTACGAAATCACGCCCGCAGGTACGACCTACCGGCTGGACTTCGAAACGGCCATTGAGCGTTATCGCGACGAATTCAAGGCAGGCTGCTGACCGGGATGATTGAATCTACAGCACCGACCTCCAAAGCTTCGTCGGCTGCCATCCACCAATCTCCAGCCGCAATTTTGTCGGCAATTTCGGTGGCTGGAAGCTTCATCTTTGCGGCGCACTGACCGACCATGGCCTTGTTGTAGGTGTCAATCTGCTTTTGTAGAGCTTTGATGGTCGACGCCTTCATTGCTCCAACCAACGTGACTTGGTGCATCATCAAAGATGACCGGGGAGTCATAGCACGGACGTCACAGCTTTGCAGAATGTAAAACGCCATGGATGCGGCTTGTCCATCTACAATGCAAATGACCGGTACGGGACTTGCTTCAATGGCCTTTGCCAGCGCAAACCCGGCTTCGACCTCGCCGCCTTCACTGTTGATTTCAACGAAAATTGCAGCGGGCTTAGTCGTCATATCCGGTAGGGCACTAAGAGCCGCCACCAAAGGGCCGACCGACACAGCGGTGATTTCGCCTGCCAAATGGGTTTTGACTGGAGGTCCGTAGGGGGTAGTAGCTGGCCCCCCTGCCATTGTTACACAGGAGCACAGCAGCATCATCAATCCAAAAGTTCTCATTGAGAACCCCCTTGCAATTTCAGATTACCTCTGCTAGAAGGTTTTCTCACTCAAGGAGGTACGACAAATGGCCGCCCCCAACAAGCCCGACCCCAGCTTCATGCTGCGCCATTCGTTCCGTATCAAGGGAGTGGAGAACGGGTGTGCGGTGTGCGGCAGCCCTTGCCACCCCGATACGGCCGAGATTGTCGGCGGTCGCATGATGTGCGGACCTTGCGTTCGTAGTATGATGCAGGGCCTTCGCGAGTGTGCTCACCCCAACCGGACATGCTCGGGAGTCCCGTTTTATGTTCACGCCACAGCCCCCAAACCCTGACCAAGCCCTCAAAGACGCCTTTAAGTCTTTTGACGGGCTTGGGTTGGGGGCTCTGTGGGACGAGTACGGAGTGACAGGCGCACAGTATCCGACCTACCAACTGGGACCCACTCAAAGCAGTACGCGAGGCTTGGAAGAGGGCGAAGCGGCCAACCGGCAAAGGGCAGACGGTTCTGTCATCCCCTCTGTACGTGAAATCCGGCGTTGGACAGTCACGCTCCACATTCCGGTTGAGAATGGAGCGCACAATCTCGTTGCAACAATTGCGTTTGACAGCGCCCGAGAAAATTCCGAGTGGGTGTTCGCCAACCTGAACGCGCCACCTCAATTTATTGAGGAGAACTTTCTTCGGGGGATGACTCGGTATTGTCCAGCTTTGACTGACCAACTAGAACCTTTGGACTTGGAGTCGTGGCTGTCGGAGTAGCGGTCTTTCCGGACACCCACTTTGCACCAACGTTGCCAATCAAAAACATACCAGAAATGGCTACAACGCCCCCTACGAAGGACTCGTACAGGGGGCGCAATGCCGCTTCGGTAGAGGCAACTCTCATGCCAAAATACAAAGATGTGACAGCGAATACGCTGAACCACAGCTTTCGGGACTTCCAACCGCCGTCCCGCCATGCGTTTTTAGTGTCCAAACAATCCACCCAGCCAAGCTACGACCTGTTGGCCGAACTTAGCTCCAAATACCCCTGCCGTGGCTGCAACGGCTGGTAGGGCAAACTTCTTGGTCAATTCCTTGCGACGTACGGAGGTCTGGTGAACGGCCTCCAGCGGCTTCAGGCGGTCGTCTAGAGCCTTTTGGTTCTTTGACAAACCATCGAAACCGTCTGTCATGGCCTTTAGCATGTGCTCCTGCCCTACGGCAACCCGCTCAGAGACCTTCCCGAGTTCACGTACGGCCCCCTCCAAACTAAGGAGGCGTTCGTCCTGAGTGTCTTCTGACATAAATCACCCAATTAGGGGAGAGTCGAACTACCAACCGGCTCAGCGTTTTCAGTGTCTTCGTCGCTGACCAGAATTCCCTTAAACGCCACCGAAATTTCATTCAGTTGACGTGCGTTGATTGTCGTGCTAAAACCGGTGGGACGAACATTGCTGATTTTTGCAATCAGTTGGTTGGTCTGACGGTCAAACACAGCCAGTTGCAGGTACTCGTGCGTCATCAGGTTCTGTAGAGCCGTGACGTGAGCCCCGCTGTGGGGACCTGCGCCAACAACCCGGAAGCCCGAGGCCGAAACGTTGACTGTTTCCTGCGCTGTGTACACCGTTTCCTCTGCCGAATAGCGACCAAGCAGGTAGACGTCCTGCACATCGTAGGCCAGAGAATAGCTAATGCTATTGAACAGACCTACGATTTTTGCAGTCCCGGTGTTCGGGTCTGCAATAATCACTTGGCAGCGAGCGCCGTGAACTACTTTGGGAGGGGCCATTTTTGTTTATCTCCAGATATTAGGCCGACTGCTGAACAGGCGACACGAGGAAGTCAATGATGACGAAATCAATTGCACCAGCCAGCTTGATTTCGACCGAGACCAGCATGACATTGCCGCTGATACGGATTTTGGCGTTCTTGTAGCCCTTCTTGGCGTCATCAGAGGGCGCAATCAGCTTCAACCGCATGAAATCAGCCATGATTTGGTCAAGATACGTCAAAGCGACCTGAGCCGAAATGTCCGCAACGGACTGGCCGACAAAGGCTTGCTCCATGCGCTGGCCGGTGGTCAGGGCCACCGTGTCAGCCGCGTAAACGGCCTGAAGCGAATTCAGAGCGAAGTTGTCATCGGCACCGTATGTGGTCTGGTCCGACACCCACACGAACCCACCAGTACGGGCAGGGCGCAGAGGCATCAACCCGGCAGTCAACGCATTTTCGAGGTGCGAGTCCTTTCGAGGATTGAAATCACCCGCTGCATGGCTCAGGCCAGAAATCGTGACCTTCTTGTTTGTGATGGCGCGGTAGAATCCAGCGGACTGCATCGAAACGGCCTTGACAGCGGCCATCCAAGGCTGGAACGTAACAATATCGCCGTTCGAATCGAGGTCCTTGACATTCTGGAATACATCTGCTACACGGTAGTGCGACAGATTGGAAGCCGCTTCCATCTGGTTTGCGAACGTGTCTTCGTGGCTGACAACGGCCTGACGGCTACGGCGAGCCTTGAATGCCGACATAGCGAGAACGTGAGCCTTTGCGGCTGCATGGACCGAAGCGATATCGTACGTCGAACCTGCGTCAGTTAGCCCGTCTGCAATGTCTTCCGTAGCGTCACGGCTGAACAGAGGGACAACAAAATTGACGTCAAAGTCCTCAAGGGCCGCAAGGGCATCAACAATCGCGCTGTTGGTGGTCAGACCCGCCGAACCACCCGACAGGAATGTCGAAGCGGTCACAGCCGGGAGGCCAGCGGCAGGACGGGTGTCCATCGAAACCAGCGAAGACCCAGTGGTGATTGCCGTGAACAAACGGTAAGCATCAATCTTGACGCGGGCGGGCTTGACAGTGCCGAAGTGACTGGTCATGCCGACAGCCGACACACGGTCAAGAGCCGTAGGAGGCAGCAGGCCGAGCGTTGCGTTTCCAACCGCAGCAGAATAACCGGGCTGAGTCGCAATGTAGTTTGCCAGTGCCTGAATTGTCGCAAAATCGGCCAAGTCCAGAGCCAGTCCGGCCGAGGTGGTCAGTTGCGTAGAGGTCACCGACAGAGTCACGTCCGACCCAGTGTAGCCGACAGTCAGGGCAATTTCGCCACCTTCAGTGAAGGTCTCGTTCTTGCTATCAGCAGCGCGAGCCGCCGTCAGAGTCATTTCTGACTCAGCCGACGAGGTCAAAATCGCGGGGGTTGCCGACTTGGACACCCAGCTTACAGCAGTTGTCGTGCCAAGGTTGAATGCGGTGCGCGACAGGCGGTCAACGCCTGTGGTCAGTTCTGCAATTTCAAGAACCTTGCCAACACCGGGAATGACGTTGGAGGTCGTCGAAGTGACTGTGACGGGGCTGTAAACAACGAGGTCGTTGGTGGGGGTGGCCGAGACAGAACCCGTAGCACCAGCAGGCGCAGTAATTGTGCCTGCGACAGGGGCGGGGGTGACCTTACCAGCATCAGACAACTTGGTTGCATTGATGACTGTCGACGAAACGCCGGTCACAACATACGCACCGGCATTGACCTGCGCAGCGCCAACAATGACAGACCCAACGGGAACAACCATTGTGTCGCCAATGACAGGCAGGTTGGTCCAAGCAACCGAACGGGTCACCGTAACGGCATTGCCAGAAACAACAGCCAGAGTGATTGTGCCGGTCGAAGCAGTCAAAACGCTACGGTTGACGCCGCCTGTCGCATCAACGCCAGCCAATCCATCCACGGCCGTGACAAAAGCTGTGGGGGTTGTGTTTGCAGCCAGAGCCAGAGGAACCGAC